CACAAAGATATGATTCTGAAGCTGAGTAAAGGTCTTCAGGAAAGGGAGAGGAAATATGAGTAAGCGATACGGTTATACATCACAGTTGTATCATAGAACTATGAAAGAGAAGGAGACACTTAAGAAGGCTTCAGAGGATTATGGCAGTGTTTCCAATTATATACGCTTTTTGGTTGAACGTGATTTGAGACTGGAGGGTGAGAGATGAAAGTTAAAAGCCAAAGGGGGCGAATCGTGAGTAACCAAGATGATTTTTTATTTGGCGCAGGATCTTCTTCTGGAACTTCCTTTATTGTGAGATGTGAATTTTGCAATGAGGTTCACAATCCTGATTCAGACCCCGAAAGAATGAGTACAGAAGGGTATAGCATAGCTACTGACATATTTATGGGTAAAGAGATATGCCAGTGTTGTTTTAGAAAGCTTGAGAGTGAGATCTATTCAAGGCGGTTCGATATTCTTAGGTGGTTTAAGAAGGTAAATGAAATTAAGCAAAAGGATATCAATAAGGTTAATGAGTATTTAAATGACTTAGATGAGGCTCAGTCATGACCAACACAGAAGCAAGCATAAGAATGGCTGAGATCGCTAAGGTGAACCTATGGTCTGGAGATGATCTTTATATCAAATTTAGTATACCAAACAATAGCAAGAAATGGAATCCCCGCGAAAATATCGAGCAGGCTATGGAGGTTTTGGACACATTTTCATTTTATGAGATAACTAAACAATCTTCACTTTCATGCAGTTGGTATGTATGCGAAGTAAACGGCTTCCAAGGGACTGGTGGCAATGTTTGTGAAGCCATATTTCAGGCGGTCAAGGCTTATTTGGAGGGGGAAGGGTGAAAGTCGGAGATGTGTATACAAGAAGTTGGGCTGTCAATAAATACTGGCAGGTTGAGAGTATATATTCTGATGGATCTGTGGCTAGTAAAAGCATTTCTAAATTTTGGTTTAAAATTAAATGTATAATGGGAAGAAGGATTGATGAGAGATGAAAAAACTAACTAAAGAAAAACTGCTGAACTCAACGCTTAAGGAGTTGGGGTTTAATATTGACGGCAACCTCATTGAATATGATAAGGTTGGGCATAGGCCAATCCAAATAGAAGTAGGGAAAATTGGCATAGAATTAATCCCCGAACAGCCAGAGGTGAATATCAAGAATCTAGGCCGGTTTATGATGGAGTATGGTGCTTATCCAGAGGCTGAGTTTGGAACAGGTTTAAGGCAGGATGGGATATCCCCTTATATAGGGTTTTTAAAATCAACATATATTGACCCTAAAGGAATTGTGTGTTTGCTTATGGGAAAAGATAGAGAATAAACTAAACGAGTTGAGGGGGGAGTTAGAGTTTTTGTAAAATTAATATTCAGGTTATATTAAAAGGAAAGAGGTAAATATGAATAAAGAACAATTGATTAGTCTAAAACCGTATTGTCAAACCGCAATACAATTGGAACGTTTAGAGGCGTGCATTGAGTATAAAACAGCCGCCAAAGCAAGTGAAGTATTGGGTTGCGATTATCGGCGCATTTCAGAGTCACTGGCTCAGATAAAAAACCATGCACGAAAGTCGGGTTTTGAGGTCGGAGGTGAATCGTTCAAGCCAATTATCGGTCATTTCGTAAAAGGTGAATCCGCTCTAGTTGGTGCTGATGGTCAAACTCGAATGAAATGGATTAAGACTGATACAAATAAAGAATTGCAATTGGAGCAGTTGCACAAATCGATCTCGCAGGCATTTGGAGATTTCAAAGGCTCCTCAGAAGTTCAACCAGAGCCGGAGCATACAATTGACGACTTGATGGTGTTTATTCCAATAGGCGATGCTCACACAGGTATGTTGTCATGGGATGAAGAAACGGGTAATAATTTTGATTTGGCAATTGCTGAAGATCTACTTTGTACAGCAATGGGGCGCTTGATTGAATCAGCTCCAAATGCTGGAACTTGCTTTATTGCTGATATGGGGGACTTCCTACATAGAAATGATAATAAAAACGCTACACCAGCAAGCGGTAATGTTTTAGATGTCGATGGGCGCTCTATTAAAATGATGCGAATTGCCGTTAAGATATTAATACACTCTGTTGATTTGGCATTAAAAAAATTCAATAAAGTTATCTTGCGTAACGTTTGTGGTAATCATAGTCCAGAGGGTGAGCAAATGTTAGCCTTGGCTATGGAGTTATATTACCATAATAATGACCGCGTAACGGTGGAATCCTCACCGAATAAATTTTATTACCACCAGTTTGGAAAGGTTCTTATAGGCCTATGTCATGGCGATAAAGTCAAACATGGTGAGTTGCCTATGATTATGGCCGCTGATGTCCCAAAAATGTGGGGTGATACCACCTTTCATTATTTCTATATCGGTCATGTACATCACCAGAGTACAAAAGAGTATCAAGGTTGCTCGGTTGAGTCTTTTAATACTTTAACGCCCAATGATGCATGGCACCACGGAAGCGGATATAGAGCACGCAAAAATATTAAACTATTAGTGATGCATAAAAAATATGGAGAGATTGAGCGCATTACCAAAGATGTCAGTATGATTATGGGGGAAAATTAAAATGACAATTACAACATTTATAGAAAGTGAAGATCCGCTAATATATCAAGATTTTAAAGAGTTTCAACAAGGGAAATGGTTTGGAGAATTCGACAATGTAAAGGTGGTTATATCACGAAATGATTCATATGTGTTCATGGTTGATAAAGGCAATGACGAAGTGTATTTTTTTGGGTTAAAGGGAGAAACGCTTGACTCTATGTCTAATGCCATTCAAGACTTATTGAGTAAAATATCAAAGGAGCTTCAATGATCATCCGCGACAATCTCGAAGTATTGACAAATATGGTTGCTGGCGCGTTAATCAACTACGCCTTAACTATGTTAATCTTCGGGGTTAGTGCACAATTTGCGCTAGGTACTACAGTGGTGTTTTTCATAGCGTCGTATATCAGAAGTTATACAATCAGGCGAATGTTTAGAAAAGGAGAAGGAAAATGAGTAATCCATACAAAGTTGGCGATAAGATTATAGTAGTATCTGGAATGTCAAAAAAACTCATCGGGCTATCTGGTGAAGTGATGTATATAGACGGCGAATGGTGCGATTTGGATTTAGAGGGGCGAAAAGATTATGATAGATTGCATTATTTGGCGTTGAGGTCGGTTTTAAAACCAAAAAAATACAAGCCTTCTAAGGATGTTTTATGTGAAGGACTCTGTCACATGTGTTATGGAGAGAATTTAAATTCAATTCAAAATGAACTAAATCAAAGAATTAAACTTGAGCAAGCAAGGTTGTTGCTACCAACTGACGACGCAGAAAGAAAGGCAACGCCGGTTTATTCTGGAGTTGTTAAGTATTTCCCTCGTGCTTTGGCTTGCGTATCTCAAAAAAGCTATAAAGGGAATCAAAAACATAATCCCGATACGCCTTTGCATTGGGATAGGTCAAAGTCTGGCGATGAATTGGACGCGCTAATGAGGCATTTAATAGAGGAAGATTGGGATGCCGTGGCTTGGCGCGCGTTGGCAAACCTTGAAAAGCAATTAGAGAATGGATGGAAGCCTAAGGATGATTAACCACCCACAAGCGCGTAGCAATATAACCTTGGATGAATTTACTTATGTTCAGGGTAAGCGCGCTATTTTACGGGGGTTGAGATTAGAGCTTGAGATATATAAACCGTTGCTTGATCTTGATTCGATCGCGGAATGCAATAATGAATACATGGAGCATTACTGCGAGCTTAGGGATTTTGTGGAAGCGATGAAGAGAAGTGATGAATATCATGAAAGGAGATGTAAATGAGTTTTAGCGACAAAGAACAATTAGCGAAAGAGATTTACGAAATGGGACACGGTTATTGTGTTCTAAGAATGGTTAGATTTTTACAGACTATTGAAAAGTTGAATAAGGAGCTGGAAGTTGAACGGCAAAGGAAGCAAGACAAGGACGCATAGTTTAGACGGCGCGAGTGTTTACTGTGAACATAATCGGTTTAAAGATAAGTGTGATTTGTGCATGTGTGTTACTGCGCCCAATTATTACGAGATTGATAATGCGCCGGAAGAGTTTACATGCTGTTATTGCGGTAAGATTGAGGAGTATGATCGAGCCTGGTGTTTTGATGATGAGTGCGGGGAAGTTGAAAAATACTGGTGTGAAGAGTGCGAAGTGAAGAAAATTTAAGTTTTCTTTGTGTTAGGGCTTGTTTTGTATATACAATGGTGTTATTATATAAGTATTGAAAGTAAACGAACAAAGGAAAAACAAAATGACACAGCAAATCGAAAAACTAAACACCGAAGCCAACAAGAAAGAATACAATGAGACTCAAGAGAAGTGGAGTTTTTGCCAAGACCTACTGAGAAGTATCGATTTAGATGCAACTAACACAGAGATTGAAGAGTTGGAAGACTTACTAGAATCATAAACCAAGCCCTTCGGGGCTCTAAAGGAATTTTATGACATATCCAAAAGGACATAGAGATGCTAATAGATCATGGAGTTTAGCTTCAAGAATTAAGGCTTTGGAGAAGCGACGAGAGGTTGAGGGTAAGACTAAGGAGAACACAAAAGAGTTATTATCTCTTTATAGGTTGATTAAATGAAAAACAATAAAAACGCAGTCAAGCAGGTTACACGCTCTGAGCAAATAATGTTTAGATGTACGCCGAAGGAAAAGGAATGGATACAAGCGAATGCAAGGTTTTGTAAAACGAGTGTGAGCCAATTTATATTAGACCAGTGTATTAATCGTGACGTATGATATTCTATTATTGAAGGTTAGAATAAGTTAACTATGTCTGAATTTATAATAACTCTAGCAATGGCAATGCTTTTAAGTGTTGGCGATTATAACGAGCGAGAGGCTTATACGCATAGGCTAAAGCTCAGTTCTGTATCGTTCGCACAGTTGCATATGGTTAGGGGTTATATAGACGATCCAGAGACTTGCATTAGACTTAAGGATGTAGCTTATTATAAATGGTGTATTGAAACTGATGATAAGTATAGAGATGCGGATTATTACGGAGCCGACGCAACGGTTAATGTAGCATTGCAATTGGAACATTTTAAAAAGGAATGGAAATGAAAGAGTATTGCATCAATGTTATGGTTGATGATCACGAGCTTAGGGTTATTTTTACAGATGACCGTGGTTATTCATGGCAGTGACCATCTAGGGTGAATGGTCTACTCAAATGTGAGGAAAATTTAAAGGAGTGTCTAAAGCTGGCCCAATATCATATTGATCTTAGCTCTGAGGATGCAGTAGAAGACTTAAAGAAAAAGGCCATGTTTTTATGACTTCTCCGACTATGTTCTTCACCAAGTGGGGTAATGGGTTAGGTAATAACACTTATATTTTATTCTTTGATACAATAGATGAGGATAATGACTATTTTGAATCGGGTTGCTTCGGCGAAGTAAGTAGTTTAGACATAGCGAAGAGTACAGGGTATATTATAAGAAAATCGAGTATAGTTAAGAACGGCAGTAAGATGCATAGAAGAATACATGAGGCTGAGTTAGTTTATGAGTGATATTGAAGTGTTAGATAAGCGTAAAGAGCTTAAAGTTAGAAGGTTATCGAATAATTATAAAACTGTTAAGTTATCTTGGGATAATACCATGATATATATTAATGAAAGAGATTATTTGGAGTACCAAAGTTTAATTCTTGATGAGGATCAACAGAAAAGAGCTGAGTTCATCAATTATGGTTCGTGTAGTGGAGTCTTACAATGAATAATAATGAAATGCGCCAAGAGTATGTGACTATATTCAATAAGCTTAAACAGGAATGGCGGTTATTGAACACTTGTCCTTTTGTGTTTAATGGAGTGCAAGGGTTTAGAACCAATCAATTAAATGATTATATATTGAAGAGATCACCAATGATTGAGAGGTTGGGTAAATTGCATAGAGGTTTAGATTTATGAGTGAGAAGAAGAAACGAGGCAGGCCACCAAAGGGCTTAGATGTATTGCCTAATGGGTGGCAAGATACCATGATTGACTTAGCTAGTCAAGGCGCATCGCAATCTGAGTTGCAGGATACACTGGGAATTGATGATAATTTATGGTATAAGTTTATAGATCGTGAACCAGAATTTCGGGACACTTTCGCGCGTGCGAAACGCTCTTGCAAGGCTTGGTGGGAGCGTCACGGACGAATCAACTTAGAGAATCCACATTTCAACAATGGTCTATGGGCCTTCAATATGAAGAATCGCTTTCGTGATGATTGGGGCGATAGTTCCAAGGTTCAGGTTGACGCTAATGTTAAGGCTAAAGTGGATAGTAAAATTGAGCTGGTTACACGTGATAAGATTAATCCTGATGATATAGGATTTACAGAGTCGTAGTGTCACAGTTTGCTGTATCATCTAAATACTATATTCCAATCATGCAATCACGGCACCGATATAACGTGCTGTTTGGTGGTCGCTCCAGTGCTAAATCGCATACAATAGCCAGTAAGGCTGTATTGCTACTTAGATCAGAGTCCAACTTCAAAGGCTGTTGCTTACGTAAAGTATACGCTGATGTGAAGGATTCGCAGTTCTCCACAATGGAAAGCATTATAGATGAGAATGGCTGGAGTGATGAATTTCATATCACTAAGTCGCCGTTAGAGATTACACACATTGCCACTGGTAATAAGATGCTTGCCCGTGGTTTAGATAAGGCGCATAAGCTAAAGTCTATTAATAATCTGACATGGTTATGGATTGAGGAAGCCGACGAAATCAAACTAGAGGACTTTATTAAGTCTGATACATCCGTGAGGCATCCAGATAATAAGACTTTATTGCAGACTGTACTTACATTCAATCCAGAGTCAGAGGAAGGATGGATAAACGAATATTTCTTCCCGCCTAAGCATACATACGAAAAAGACGACGGCTCACATACTTACATCAAATCCACTGTTAGTGATACTTTAATACTACATTCAACTTATAAGCATAATGACTTTTGTTCACAGGGTAATATCGACGTTATACAGCGATTAGAGAAGCTTGGAAAGGATTCAAACTACTATCGGGTGTATGTGTTGGGTTTATGGGGTAACGCGCTTAAAGGGCTTGTATTCGAGAATGTTAATTATGTCGATGTGTTCCCAAATCGTGACGACTGTAAACATTTTGGTTTTGGTCTAGACTTTGGATTCACTAATGACCCGACGGCAATAGTCAAGTGTGCATTAAAGGGCGGTGAGATCTACCTTCAAGAGATGACATATAAGACGGGCTTAGTCAATGCCGGTCAAGACTCGATAAGCCAGCATTTGAATACATTTACACAATCCACTGATTTGATAGTGGCTGATAGTGCAGAACCTAAGTCTATAGCAGAACTTCAGCGTGAAGGTCACAAAGTTATAGGCGTTAAGAAAGGTAAGGATTCAATCGAGGCCGGCATTAACTTAATGAAGCAATATCCGATTAACGTTGTTGGTGATAGTCCCAATCTAAAGAAAGAACTCAAGTCATACAAGTATCAAGAAAATAAAGACGATGCACAAAGTGAATTCAGCAATAAGCCTATAGATGCATGGAACCACATCTTAGATGCGTCTCGTTACTGGTGTTGGCATAATCTTAAAAAGAGTGAAATCTTTGTGTGTTAGCCTTTATATAGGCCATTCTCTATTATTCCCCATGTTTTAGCCTTCTTTAAGTGTCATTCTTCCTGAAGTGGCCTTTATATGGTTCATTTTTTATTTATTATTCTATCTGTGTGTCTTGAATCATGTGTTCTTAGTGTGTATAATATACATATCAATATAACAAGGAGTTGGTATGAGAATAAATATAACATTAAGCGTAGAAGATCTTCGTGAGTTAGACAGGCAGGCATTTAGGGAGGGGCGCACAAGGTCGGCACATATTCGAGAGTTGATGAAATTATATAAAAGAAAATAAGGGGGTTCTATATGATTGGATTTGTATATATGTTGGAATTCCCTGATGGGTCTATATATATCGGCAGTTCTCGCAATCCGCGCAAAAGGTTGAGGGGGCATTATAATAGTAAGCTAAGTGCATGTTACGATAAAATTCGTCAGTATAGTGAATCTATTAATGATGTTGAATTGTTTGCGGAGATTATATATAGGGGGCCAGATTACAAGGTGCGTGAGATGGATCTAATAGATCAATACCGAAACCATCCAAAGATTTTAAATAGGAGTCTTACTGAAGTGGATGCTATTGGTAGGTTTTGCGCTAAATATGATATGAGATTGATTGAGATTGCTAACCATCTTGAATATGACTATGGTGATATGTGTTTAATTAGATCTTATACCAAGGATAGATTGGATTCATATGTTAAGAAGAGAGAGGATTTATTACAGGTGTTTAGAGAGTTTTCGGAAAACTATGTAGGACGATCACAAAGGAATGAAGTATGAAAATAGTAATAGATCTACCAGAAATAGAAGGCTTTGAGTATACAGGGGAATACAGGAAGATTAAAAACGGTGACTGGTTCCTCAATGAAGATCTAAAGCCTATTAGATCAAGCTGTACTGGCGACGTATTCCCTATCCTCAAACCAGTTGAAAAGTGGATAGTCCCAACGCTGGAGTATATGCAGGAGAACTACAAGTGGGGAGAGGGTGCTGAGGCTAGGGTCAGAGATTATTCAAATGATGTTTGGCGTGATGATTCACTGTATGCGATAAGCGAAAGAAGTGGGCTCACATTCCTCTATTTATGTCACAATGAAAGGTGGAAATACTGCGAAATAAAGGTTAAGCCATGAATGAAAAAGAATTATTAGGTTTTCGTATAGTGGTAACTGATGAAGACGCCATGAAGAAATTATTAATGTCGATAAGTTGATTATTATTGATGAATTGGAGCGTCCGAAATGAAATCCACAGAGATACTAATAAAACGTGTCGAGCGTGGATACACGCGCCGTCAACTGGCCGATATCATAGGCGTGTCACATCGCACTGTAGAAAGCTGGGAATATGGTATAAGGCGTCCTAGTAAATCGGCTCAGAAGTTGTTAAATCATTTGTTTGGAGGTGAATAATGGATAGTTTATCTTTCAATCCATGTAAGTGTATAGATTGTGAGACTAAGTTATGTGATTGGTGTATGTGGGAGCGTTTAGAATATATGAAGAATTTAGGTATGTTGAGACAATCTGATAGAAAGGAGAGGGAAGATGATTATTGACTTAAAGAAACGATACTGGGTATTTAGCATAGAGTCACACTATCCATGCGGTGGCCTTGGTGATGTATCATACACCTCAGATAGTTTAATGAGGGCTGAAGATGCAGGTAGAGTGAATCCACAGTGTTATGGGGATGATATTAGTATCTTTGATAGTGTTGATCGTGTTTTTGTGGTAGATCAGTTGACAAGGAGTTGATTAAGTAGTATGATTGAATTATTCTATTTTTTACCGGCGACCAACTAGGTAATTAAGATGTGGGCAGGCGATGTGCCAAAAGATATAACTCCGTGCACGGTTTTATATATGCTTAGAGTTCGACTCTCTATTGCCCACCCCTTACATCATCCCTCTATACCACATCAGCATAAACCAGTATATAAAGACGCCGGTTAAAACACCCCACGTAGTTACTATTAAGTTTCTTTTCATTGTATTATTCCTAAGTGCGTGTTATTTTATGGTTGTTAACGGTACGGTGTCGCTATAGGTGTATGTAGCGAATTGCGCAACAGCGGTAAAACCCCGCAATACACCAGTTTTAGTTACTTCGGGGTACCATAAACCATTTAAGATGCTCGAACCTAATACTCATGCCAATACCAGACCAATCGCCAGTATTTGTGTAAATCATTTGGTTAACTCCAATGACTTCACCCTTATGATTAATCACCGGTCCACCGCTTGCACCTCGATTGATTGAGGCATTGAAGAATGTATAATCACGCTGTTTTCCTTCATAGTCACATAGTGCCGTAACGTGCCCGTGACTAGCTACCTTAAGTGCTGAATGTCCGAAATGATAGCCTATTGTATAAACTCTATCGCCTACTTGTGGCTCCGTATTGGAAAATTTAAGGATAGGTAGCGATACAGGTATAGCCATTTTCATAACCGCAAGGTCTAACTCTTGGTTATATTTCACCATCTTGAGTTCGTGTAGTACATCGTTGAAGTTATAGAATGTACGCTGTTCAAGGTCTGATACTACATGAAAAGCAGTGACAATCTGGCCGTTTCCTATATAAAAGCCCGATCCTCTCCCGCCATCTTCTGTAAATATCTGAACTGTGGCATTCATGGCGTGTATGATATGTGCGTTGGTGGATTCCTTTGGGGTATTGCATGCGGTCAGGGTGAGCGCAAGTATTACTATTAATCTCTTCATGTTCATAACCTCCGGTACTAATATTAAGATACCGTGGATTGTCAAGCTGTCAAAATTGGAAATTTAATTTAGATTTGATTATTAGTTTTAGTGATATAAATTTATTAATGTATCGATACAATTTATAATTCATAACTTAGGCCAATCTATGAACCTAATCCAAAAGGCTTATAATAAGCTATTTAGTAAAAAGTCATATAGTGATAATCCTTCGGCCTCCTTAGCTGTCTTGCAGGAATTTACCAACCTTTTAAAATTGACAAATAATTATGGTGATTTAGCCAAAACTGGATATATAGAAAATGTAATCGCCAACACATGTATAAGAAGGACATGTGAGGCAATGAATGAAATACCTCTGAAGTTCTTTGAAGCCGACAAGGAATTGGAGTCAGGTCAAGGAAGTACGGTTGCAAAGTCAGCTATTAGCGCTATCAATAACCCCTCTATGGATATGGACAAAGATCTATGGTTAGAGTCTATACAATCTCAAATATTCATCACTGGCGAATCTTACATATACCCAACTGACGGAAAGACTTCTGTATTACCAATTGTAGACATGGCGAATCTCAGACCGGATAGGGTCACTAAGCGGGCCACGCAGAACAATAGAGTATTTTCCTATAGATACCAGAACGGCGATTCAAGCCTAGTATTTGAGCGTACAAGATGGCAAGACAACAACGGCGAATGGACAGATAACGAGAAAGGACTACAGGGCCGTTTTAATGTAATTCACTTGAGGACATACAATCCACAATCTGACTATGATGGTTTATCACGCTTAGGTTCATGTGCATTAGCAATCGAGGGACATAATAACGCTCTTGGATGGAATAACTCTATAATGCAAAATGCTGGTAAATCTTCCGGTATGCTGTCATTCGGTCACAATGAGGCTGGCTCTCTTGATCCGGAAGCAATTAAATCTATAGCTGATAAAATCAAGAATCAAACCACTGGAAAGAACAGAGGCTCAATACTTGTGTCCAATGCTCCAGCTAAGTTTGAAAAGTTTAATATGACATCGCAAGAGATGGACTTTATCGAGGGTATTGTGCAACGTGCTATTGATATATGTAATGCGTTGGATTATCCACCTTATCTTCTAGGTCTTAATGGCGCCACATTTAATAATCAGGCAGAAGCTAAGCTATCACTTTATGAGAATTCAGCTATTCCCAAGACTAAGCGCATATATAACTCAATAGCAACATTCATCTCCCTTAAATATGGTATCGACTTTAGAATTGAGTGCGACATATCCAAGGTTGAAGCAATGGCCCCACGATATGCGGAAAAGAACGATAACGTATTGAAGCAATATACTAGCAATGCGATAACACTAAATGAAGCACGCGAGAAGCTTGGGTATGAGGAAGATCCTGCACAAGGTTCACTGTATTACGGTGATTTTAATCGTGGAAATTCTAATCAAAATCAAGAAACATAGAATGTTGAAAAACCTTATTGATAAAACATTATCATTAATTTCGTGCTTACTATTGATATCCAATTATCAACAGTTATGTATTTTAATTTCTGAACTTGACACACCATATTTATCCAAGTATAAGTGTGGGGAGGGGAGAGGGGGAGGGGTGAAAGGGCTCAGGGTCTTGGGTTTGGGTATAAGTACAAGCACTAACACTAAACACTTCTTAAAGGTTTAACATGACCGATATAGAAGCTGATAGACTATTTGATTCAATGTTATCTAAAGTTGAAAGAAGGCTTGAAAGAGCTTTATTATCAAACTTTATCAACCTTTCGCGGGTTGTTCGTTCAGTAATAGAAAATAATGGCACACTTGGGGCTCAAGTCGTCATATCTCAAAATTCTCAAGAGATTGAAAAGATTCTCATGCAATCTTATGAAGAGTCCATACGTGAAGGTGTTAGATTTACACGTCGCGATTTAGATCTACCAATAGAAGAAGATGAAGATAACTTCAATGAGGCTTTATTATTATTGCTATTATGGCGAACTGATACAGCCAGAACTCACGCCGAACAATTAACCAACACCACATTAAATTTACTTACTCAATTTGACACTGAAGCACGATTACTTGGATTATCTCAAGATGATACGGCCAAATTTATAGCTAGTGAGCTAATGAAGCGCAATAGGGGGCGACTAAGAGGTATATCCACAACAGAGGCCGGTGAGGCATTGTCGGCAGGATCTGAGGCTCAAGGTGACATCATTAATGAGCAGTTAGTTAAGTCTTGGCGTTCACAGCGTGATACGATTGTTAGAGATAGTCACAGAAGGGCTGATCAAAGATATACAGCAGAGCCAATATTGCTGGATGAAAACTTTCAGGTGGGCGCAGGCTCAGGGCCGTATCCAAGAAGCTCACAATTGCCACTCAGTGAACGTGCTGGATGTCGTTGCTATATCAGGCACAAGCGTGTGAGTGTATAATATTTGTACAAAGTGTATTGAATTTGAACAATTAACAAAATCAATCTATATTATGTTAATTATTGATATAATCAATAGAACCAAGAGCGAGTATCACACATGGAAATAGATATCGAAATTAAAAGCCACTCAGAGGACGGTACTTTCGTTGCTTATGGCTCCACATTTGGAAATGAAGATTTTGGCGGTGACGTCATGGTAAAGGGTGCATTCACTAAGTCACTACAGGAAACCCCAGCCGAAAAAGTTTATATGTTTTATAATCACGATAAAAAAGAGATTATCGGCGAATATACAAGCATACAAGAAGATGAGCACGGTCTTTTGATTGAGGGTAAGTTGTTCAAAGATAATATTCAGCGTGCAAAAGAAACCTACTTCCTTATGAAGAAAGGACTTATAAATAAGTTTTCTATCGGTTATCAAGTCGTCAAGAAGTCGTTTGAATCCGGAAAAAGAATGTTGGAGGAGGTTAAACTCATTGAAGTGAGCCCTGTAACTTTCCCAATGAATGAAGAAGCGAATTTATTAACTGTTAAGTCTAACGATTTAACTAAAAGAGATTTGGAGAAGACACTGCGAGATGTAGTCGGCCTTAGCCAAAAAGAAGCCAAGAGTTTAATAGCTGGCGGCTGGGACGTGATGAAACGTGATGTTACAGAACAACCCAAAGAAGAAAAGGCCGATGAATGGCTTTTAATTAGCAATGAATTAAACACTAAATTAAGAGAACTACTATGAGCGAAAGCGAAGGTAAGAAATTAGTTGATGAAACGCTAAATGCGTTTGGTGAGCTAAAGACTAGACTTAATGACATTGAGTCAAAGTCTGCATCTCCTGAAGATGTGCAAGCGCATAAACTTGCAATTGCTGACATCAATTCTAAAATGTCTGAAATGGAAGCTAAACAGCTAGAAATAGCCAAACAGCTAGAAGTTGAAAAAGTACAAGCTAAACAGCTAAGTGAAATTGATAAAGACGAAGCAAAAAGAGCTCAGATTATTGAGTTCGGTCGTAAATTTATCGAAGTTGCTAAAGGTCAATACAAAGAATTTAATTCTTTAGATCTTAAGTCTCTTAAAGATTATGAAGCAAAAGCCGCGGCTCAATTCAATAGCCTTTCTGATCCAGATGGCGGACTTGCTGTTATTTCTGAAATTGACAGAATGTTCGAGTCTCTTGTAAGAGAGTTTTCAAATGTTCGCCCTTGGTGTTCAAATGTTAGCATTAAAGGTGATACGTGGAAGCGTCCCTTCCTTAACAAAACTAACGGTGCTCTTCGTGAAAAGGATATTTCTTCTTTCACAGCTGCTACTAAAACTGATACATTAAGCCAGATCACTATTACAGTAAGTAGACTTTTCTCAATCATCCCAATTGACAAAGATCTTATTGCTGATGATATGATTGGTTTTGTTGCTGAACTAATGCGTTCTGCTGTTGAAGACTTCGTAATCACTGAAGGCGAAGAGTTTGTTAATGGTGATGGCAAGTCTGAGTGGTCAGGTATCAAGAATACCACTGATGGTACTGCTTACAATGAAATCGAAAGATACACTACTGCCGCTTCTGCTGGTGCTGGTGCAATTGTAATCGAAGACTTCATTAACTTAATGGGTAAACTTAAGACTGCTCACACTAAGAACGCGGCTCTTTATATGCCTCGTGAAATCATGACTATCGCAAGATTACTAAGAAGTGATTCTGGTGCTGGCGCTGGTACTGGTGATCTAATGTGGCAACCGTCTGTAATACTTGGACAACCTTCAATGCTTCTAGGTGCTCCAGTTCGCGAACTTGCTGAACTAGACACTGCTGAAACTGTTGCTGGAAACATTGTCTGTGCTTACGGTGATCTTCGCGGTTATATGGTCGTTGACCGTAAGGGCGTTGAAGTTCAGGAAAACCCATACATCTCTTATCCTGCTACTGTTATGCAACTTTGCAAGCGTTCAGGTGGTGGACTTGTTAACGGTGAAAAGATTAAACTATTAAAGATGAAGGCCTAATCATGAGTAGATTTGACTTACAATTCGGTAATACTGCTGTTCATGCACTGGATTACCAAGATGTTACTGCCGCGGCTAATGGCGATGCTATCGATCTAAAAGATAGACGTGGTGCTTTGTTTGTATTCTCTTCTCACACTTTGGGAACTGGTACATTCACATTCAAGATTCAAGAGTCTGATGCAAGTGGTTCTGGATATGCTGACGTTGATGCGTCTTACCTATCTGGCGCTAATGCTGTGGCTTTTGCTGATACTGAAGATAACTCAGTCAAAAGCATTGGCTATCAGGGGCTTAAGCGTTACGTTCGTTGCGTTTGCACTCCTTCTGGCGAGTCTGGAACTAATTTCTTAAGTGCTGAGTGTGTAGTTGCTGAGAATTACGCAAGCTAAATAATACGGGTGCCTCTTCGGGGGCATCCTATTAACTGAGGTTACCATGAAAATAAAAGCATTAATAGATATCTGTTGGCGATCTGAAATAAACGTTCGTAATATTGACCACTGTAAAGCCGGTGAAGTATGCGAAATGTCCGATGAATTAGGACAACAGTTTATTGATTCTGGCAAAGCTGAGTTGCCATCAAAGCCAAAGGCTGTAAAAGAGGTCAAGGTTGTTGAACCTGTAGCAGAAGTTAAAGAAGTAAAAGCACCATCAAAGAAAAAGACTCGTAGGTCTCGTAAATGAAAATCAAAATGTTAAGTGTTGGCAAGTACTCATATGACGGCAAGACTTTACTTGTACGTCGCAAGGATAAGACTCTCGAAACAATACCTAACAATCAGGAAGAAATACAAGACACAGAAGTGCATGAAAATGTTGCTAAGCAATGGATTGATTTAGGTATAGCTAAAGAGATTATACCACGGAAAAAGAAGAAATGAGTGCAATATATAGAGATCTAAACAGGGGCCTAAAAGCAGGGTATGGAACCTCAAATAAATTTGGATATAATAAAGATTTAGACACTGGGGCCAATGGTGAGACTATTCGCCCTAATGGGGGGTTATTTACGCCTGTTACATCGGCACAAACACTTAACGCAGTGTCATCATCATCAGAAGATGATACGGGCGGGACAGGATGCTCATACTTAAGGATCATTGGGTTAGATTCAGACTATAAGGAAATTTCAGAAGATATCTTTTTAAATGGCACAAGTGCGGTCACCACAACAAATTCATTTATCGCAGTGAATAGGGCCGTGGGCATATTTTTTGGATCATCACAAAATAATGTCGGCAATATAACTATCACGCAAACCACTAGCGGAATCCAAATGGGTTATATTATCGCCACAGCGTGCATAACACAACAGCTTATATATACTGTTCCTCTAAATTATGAGGCCCAATTGGATCTACTAGAACTAGATGCCTTAAAAATTAGCGGTGGCGGTAGTCCTCGAGTTAGGTTTTTATTAAAATCTTACGTTCCAGATTCAAATGGAATCTATATTACTATCGATCAGACGATTGATACGTCGATAACAAATAAATATATTCTTGAACCCCCTTATTCTTCAGAGGTTGAACATAAAACAACTATTTGGATTGATGCTATTACTGACGGCAACAACACAGAGGTAACAGGAAGATTTTATTATAATTTATATCCGAGGAGGATTCAGTGATTATTCAAAGTGATACAAAAGATGTCCGCGTTGTTTTGGCCGATGGCAGGCAGAAGATTAAAAAAGTTACAGTAATTTCACTATTATATATTCCGATCATCCGTATCACTCATATATAAGCCAGATCAATATAACATTGATTTATTATTGATTGTACTTATATTAAATTAAATAATAACGGCATTAATTATGAGATTAGAATTAAAAACACCACCAGCGGCAGTCGCAATCGAACGCGATGACGTCAAAACGTACGCTAAAATGAACACCACAAAGCAAGACGATTTGATTGATGCGCTGTTAGTGCCGTGTACGGAAGAGCTCGAAAGATATACAGGCCGTAAAATGATTTCACAGTCTTGGTATATATACTTAGATGCAAATGAGTACTATCCAAGATTAGATGCATATTTAAACACTATTACCCTTTCAACCCTAAATGTCTCAGCTATTACCGAGGTACTTACATATAACATCGATAATACATCGAATACCGTAACTAGCTCCGATTATCGGTTGTCAGGAAATGAATTCAGTGGAATATCCAAACTAGTATTCAATGATAATACTCCACCAGTATTAAGAAACTTGCGCAATGTTGACTCAGTGCGAATTGAAGTTGTGGCCGGTTATGGATCTGCAAAAACTGACATTCCAGACCCTTTATTTACAGCCCTTAAAATGCTTGTCGAGCATCGTGTTAAGTACGGTCAAAAGGCTAGTGAAGTAAAGTTGTATGAAGACGGTTCAAACTATTTAGCAATGCTTCAAGGGTATAGGTCTGTCGAAGGGTGGTTTTAATGGCCCTTAAATCATTCGCAGAATTCAATAAACTGGTCAATAAAATAGCCAAAGAAAATGCCCTACAATATCACAAAGACTTTACCACGGAAGTAGGTGGTGATTTGGCAAAGATGACTCCAGTCGATACCGGCAGAGCTACTGCCAACTGGAACGGCTCAGTTAATGGCCCTGATACATCACCAAAGCGTAAGTATGATAAAAGTGCTTCAGCCAGACCAACTAAGAAAGCCATCATGAAATCATTTACTGGTGCTAGACTTGGCGATGACCTATATGTTTCAAATGGCGTACAAGATGAGCAAGACGGCGCATTCACTGGCGAAGGTTATATACAGTTTCTTGATGAGGGTAACTCAACACAAGCTAGATATGGGATGACAGGGCCAATATTGGCTAGAGTCAAGCAGACATCCAAGAAGGTGAAGCCATGAGTTGGGATACTGCGACAAGATTCAATGCTGATTTTGCTACTAATATTGCAGGCGTTTATACCGATTACGAATATGTATACGCTGAAGATAACGACGGGATTGATTTAGATGAGTATGGGTCTGGCCCAGTTGTTGAAGTTAATACAGAAGTCTTTGAAGATCGCCTATTTAGTGACGGCTCAGGCTACATAGAGGAAGGCGAGTTTATAATTAATTTTTGGACAGAGAAGGGCAGTGGCACAGATGAGGCTGGTCTTTTCTATCAATATATACGTGACCAATACCGCGAGAGTAGAATACTTCAAGGCGGTGGCGAAGGTGGCATATATATCGAAAACATTTCCCGACGTCCGCGCGTGGAGGTTGGGAATCGTAGAAGTGAGACTGAATGGATAAGACACATATTCTTTCTCCCTTATACAAAACATTATGTTGTTTAACGTTAAATATTAATTAGGAGTATCACAATGGCTGATACAGTAGGAATTAAAAGCTTGGCATTTGCTGGCTTATCAATGAAGTATGCCGCTGAAGATGGCTATGATATGGACGGAAAGAGTGTTCCAGCGGTTAATGTTACTGCTGACGATGCTTCCAATATGACTTACGCCGCTGGCGACAAACCTGACTTTGGTCAACTTAAAGCAACTGTCTTAATTGACTCTGACTCAATCGAGGAAATACTTGCTCTTGTTGGATCAACTGCAACACTAACACTTAGTTATAATATAGCAAATGGTTCATCCAATATCACCAATGCAACTGTTGTAGGTAGTGCAATATTACTAAGTTATGCCGAAACGCACAGAGTAAACACTGCTGTTAAAGCGGCCGCTGTTTTCCAGTGGGTAACTGCTCCAACATATACAAACGCGGCGGCATAATATGAGTTTGTCAGTAGATGATTTTTTTGAAAAATTCAGTGAAGCTGAACTAAGAGAAATTACTCTGACTACAATGGATGGTAGCACGGTTTTTCTACGTGCCCTTCCATACTCTAAGGTTTGGAACTTTCGAGTATTGGCGTCTAAAATCGCACGTGCTAGAATTATGCAAATCGCTGAAGGTGATGATAAAGAAAAACAAGAAGACTGGAATCAGCAAAAGGCCCGTGCAGAGGATTATTTAATCCAAGAAGCTATGGCCAATCATGACGGAAGTAAGTTTTTCTCAGATACAGCACAGTTTAATAAGTGGCGCGATCAAGTGCCCAATAGCGTTGTAAATGAAATACTTTTTCATATTGATTCCATGAATGAATTAGATGACGGTTTTGATCCAGAAAAATACGAAGCAGACCAGAAGATAAAAAAAAAGTAATCATCCATAGAGAGGAAGCGCAATTAATGTTTAGGCTTGCACAACAGCAAAATATATCGATTGCGAGTTTGATGGGATTGCGCCCAGTTAGCGAACCAATGAGTTGCAATGAGATTTCATGGTGGTCTGTCTTTAGAAGTGTATGTCCGCTAGGAAGTGAAATGATGGATATAAACGTACAGGCATTGACCGGCACTTCTATAAAATGGTTCGATAAATTACAGGACGATGAATATCTTGAAGATTCAGTTTCTGATATTCGAGAAGCTAATAGACTTAGACGAGAGAAGTTGAAAAATGGGTAGCACACAGATTGAAGAAATAATATTAAAAGTCTCGATAGATGACTCGCGCGCCCATACACAAATGAAACGCCTAGGTAACGAGACTGCAAAGACAAGTAAAAAGACTGCTGGATTAACTTCAAACTTCAAGAAAATTGGTGGTGTTATTGCCGCGCTTGGTTTGACTAAATTAGCACAGGGAGCCTTTCAAGTTTCCCTGCAATATGATAAAATTAATCAGAGTCTTAAAACTGTGACCGGCTCACAAATGAGAGCTAATGCAGAATTTAAATTTCTAAATACACTCGCTGATGATTTAGGTGTATCAGTTCCCAGTATAGCTGAAGGTTATACAAAGTTATTCGCATCAATGAAAGGTGCAGGTATAGCGACAAGCGTAACACGTGAGTTAACTACGGGTATGGCCGAACTTTCAACGGCGATGAGCTTAACAGCTTCGGACACTGGTGGCATTAATCGAGCACTTTCACAGATTGCCGCAAAG